ATGCGGACTGAAATACCTTGTCACGCGGACTGAATCTGATCAATTACGTTTATCGGCGATAAGAACATTACTCGAATTACCGATAGTTCAGGCGAGATTAGGCGTAATGACTAAACGAATTCAGCAATATCATCAGCATGTCCATCTCGAGGACCCTACATCTAAGGCATTGGTCGAGAGGCTTACTGAGGCGCTGGCCAGCGGTAAGACTGATGGCGTGATAGACCTGCTCATAACAGAGAAAACCGCAATAAACCCGCATAAACCATTGCAAACAAAGCAAGATCCATAGTCGCAAGGCGAACTATAGACCGTCGAAGGTGGCCTAAACCACTGGAAATAGGCATAGTTACGCCCTGGCTACAAACGATTCCCCCGGGGTGCCCTCGCGGCCCCACGCCACGGGGTACACCCCGTGAAGGTGGCGTCCGCCGTGGGCTGGAACGTATGATTTTCCGATCGATTTTGCCGGCCAGGCACAGAACTGTTGTCTACGGGAGGCCACGGGCGGGTACGGGAGGGTCGGTAAAGCGGGGAGGTTATTGAGAGTAAAGGGCTACGGGAGCGTTAGGGAGGGACGGGAGCTTTCTCTATCCTTTTCTATAGATAAAGAAAAGAAAGATAAATAAGGAGAGGAAAAGGCGAAGAAAAGGAATATGTAATATAGAAACGTCTATAGGAAAGTAGATATAGGAGCGGGAGGCTTCTCCCGCCCGTGCCGCCCGTTGCCTATCGGGCCAGGTTTTTGAGGGCTAACCCTATGAAATAGCGGACGTTGTTTTTCTTGGTGCCATACCCTTTGGCCTCCAACACCCGCCGAAAGATCTTCGTACCAACCGGCCATATGTTCTGTGTCTTACAGAAATCCGAATAATTTAAATACGCGACGGAGGCCTGTAATTCGAGTTGGGGGTGCTCCTCGCACCGTTCCTCGACCCAGAGGCTGACACTGTCGGATTCCTCACGGTATTCCACGGTTGCGGTTGCTACGGCGGGGGCCGAGCCCAGGCCCTCCTCCAGCCAGCGCCGGCACCCTTCCACTGCCCAGGCGAGTACGGCTTCGAGGACCTCGGGCTGCGTGAGCTCGGTTTTGAGGTTCTTGTCCTCGCTTCCGGCGAACGACACCCGGAACGGAATCACCCGGATCCGCTGCCAGAACCCGGGGCTGGCGTCGCGGACGTCCGGTAAATCATTCATCGCCAGCCATAATTTAAATTGCGGCAGATATTCAAAGGGATTTTGATATAATCCCCGGGCCTTGATCCGGTCGCCTCCGGTGAGGTTCTTGAGCACGGCTTCGTTGAAGGTGGCGCGGGTGCCGGCCTCTTGCGCAACGACCATCCGCTTGCCCCTGAATGAGGCGAGCTCGGCGGAAAGATCGCGCCGCGTGATCAGGAAGGTTTCAAAGTTCGAAGTGGTGGCCAGGTCGCCGAGCAGTGTTTGGAGAACATGCAAAAACGTGCCCTTGCCATTCCTCCCTTCACCGACCAACAGGAATGCAACTTCTTCGCGGGTCGAGCCGGTCAGCGTGTAGCCAGCGGCTTTTTGCAAAAACTCGCGTGTCTCCGGGTCGGGGATCGCGGCTTCAAGAAACCGGTCCCACGCCGGATGCCTTGCGGCTGGCTTGTATTCGCACGGCACCATGTGCGTGATGTAGTCTTCGCGGCGGTGGTCGCGCAGCACGCCGGCTTTGAGTTCATACGTGCCGCTGAGATTGTTTAATAACCACGGGTCGCGATCGAGATCTTCGACCGAAATCGCGATTCCCGGCAGGGATTTGGCGAGGTTTAACATGGCTTCGATCCTTCCGTTCGATTGGCTCATAAGGGAAAATTTTGTGAAGGCTGCGTCGCTCACTTCCCGGCCTTCGCGGGTCATGGCTTCGACCTGGAATACGGCGAGTTGCTCGACTCGTCGCGAAGTATCCGGCCTCCAATGCGGGTCCGCTGCCTGGAGCCAGGTCTTGAGCTCGGCGGCATAGCGGATCTGCTCCCCGAAACGCAGTCGGAAACGCTCCGCGTTGCCGACGTCGGTCCAGTCGAAGCCGTCCCGGGCCGGCGCGGACTCGGGTTTGGGCGGTTTTTCGGGCTTTGGCGTTTGGCCAGAGGACGGCGGTGACTGCGGACGGCCCCGCCCCTTGGGCCGTTGGAATTGCCCACGGGTCGCGGCGATCGCGTTGCGCACGGTATCGGCGCCGTAGGTAGAGCCATTGCGCGGACTGTGCCATTTTTCGGTGCGAAACCCTGGAATCCGGTGCATCCAGTCGTCAATCCGCCCTGAGTCGGGGCCGAGATACCAGGCAAAACACTGCGCCGCCGCGAAGTCGAACCCGGAAGGCGTCATGTCCACCCGCGGAATGTCGCCGTCCCGGCCCTCGAGAATCGCCCGAAGCCGCCAATGCGACGGTTTGTCGGACAATTTCCAGAGTTCGTCGTCGGTCAGCGGAAGCTCTGGAACAATTTGCGGCCTCGGCGCTGAAGCGAGCGGTGTTTCGGCGGAAGCAGCCTCGTCGGTGGCTTCGGTCAGCGCCGCAAAGTCACGCCTCGCGGGGTCGTCGTCTGACGCTGAAGCGAGCAACGCATCGGTCGCGTGCTCGCCAAACAACGGCGCCGGAATATACCCCGGCGCTGAAGCGAATGGGCCGCGCACCTTCGCCTGCATCGCGAGCTTCAGATCGCTGATCCGCGCATGCATCTCGCGCAGCGCGGCGGAGGCGTCCTCGCCGAACTTGTCGCCGAGCGATCGCTCGTGGCCGGTGGCCCAAAAGCAGCGCGAAGTTCGCGTGTAGAGCTCGAATCCGGCATGGGTTCCGCCTGGCACCTTCACCTGGATCCCGTCGGGAGGGATCGACGCGAAGCAATACCCATGCAGGCCTGTGCCTGAAACGCTCGACTCGATGTAGGCAAAAGGCTCGATCAGTTCGACTAGCGATGCCGGCTGCGCCAGGCGACTGGCCAGGTGCGCACGCGAAGCGGTGTCGTCATCGAGGCCAAAGTCCCACTCGACCAGGCACTCGCCTTCGCCGACGGCGCCGTCCCAATCGACAAAGGCGCTTTCATCGCCGCGCATCAGGCCGAGCGAATCGAAGATTTTCTTGTGGCGTTCGAGTTGGCGGAGCGCTGTCTCCCAGGTCATCCAGGTCGAGGGCATGTTGCTCTTGGCTCGCATGCCCGGGGCAAGGTAAGGCACTTTCGTCTCCCGCCCCTCCCGGATTTCCCGTTTTTCTAACACCCAGCACGGCAACCCGCGCAGCTTCGAAGGGATCCCCTCAGGACGGAAGACCAGCACTCAGTGGCCTCCGATCGACGCAGCTATAGCCATAAGCATCTCCTCGCGAAATAGGGCCTAAACCGGCTTGGGCCGGCCCATCGCTGAGCCGGCCCCCGGGCAAGTTAAGTCGGACCACCGCACGTCAGTCGAGGCCGATACCGCTGGCTCGCCGACACAAGTCAAGGCGCAAGCTCGTGGGTCTGCGCTTTCGCCCGAGTTTGAATTCGGAGGAAAAGCAGTGGAGCACGACCTCGACTTGCGCTTCGATTCTGAACCGAGTAAACTCCGCTGTCAAGAGATTTCGTAAGAATTTTTACGGGCGGCAAACGCAACTAACTAAACGGGTTGTTGAAAAACGTCCGGCAGTATTAGTGTATGTATCTCTATATCACTCAGTATCAATTGTCGTGTGATTTTCTTGTGGAAAAAACATTAGAAGCCCTAATAAAACAAGGGTGCGATTTCCGAAAACGTTCGGCTATATCACTCCATGTCACTCAGTAGCACTCCATATCACTCGTGTCATATATAAAGCGCCCCAATCTCGAGGAAACCGTGGCTTTGCTGCCGGCGGCGGAGCGCGAGAAGTTGCTGGCCATGCTCGACCGCCAGCAACAGCGGTCGTTTCAGAACGAGCGCGACCACATTCTCCCCTTCGTCAAGCACATGTGGCCCGGGTTCATTGAGGGCCGGTTTCATGCGGCGCTCGCGAACATGTTCGAGCGGATCAAGCTCGGCACGCTCAAGCGAGCCATGATCAACATGCCGCCGCGCCACGGCAAGACAGAGTGGGCGAGCGTCAACCTGCCGGCCTGGTATCTCGGCCATTACCCCGAGCGCAAAGTCATTCTCGGCACCCACTCGGAAAAGCTCTCGCTGATCTTCGGTCGCCGCGTGCGCAACATGGTGCGCTCGGAGGAATACCACGAGGTGTTCCCCGGCACCGAGGTGGCGAAGGACTCGAAAGCCTCGGGGCGGTGGGCGACAACACGCGGCGGCGAATACTTCGCGATCGGCACCGAGGGCCGATTAGCCGGACGCGGCGCCCACCTGATGCTGATCGACGATCCCCATTCCGAGCAGGATGTCGTCGAGGGCGGCGACTCGCATTACGCGAAAGTCTACGACTGGTTCCAGGCCGGCCCCCGCCAGCGCTTGCAGCCTGGCGCGGCGATCGTGATCTCGGCCACGCGCTGGTCGAAAAAAGATCTCTGCGGCCGGCTGCTCGCCGATGCGCGGCGCGATCCGCTGTCGGACCAGTGGGAGGTGATTTCCCTCCCCGCGATTCTGCCGTCAGGGCAGTCGCTGTTTCCCGAGTATTGGCCGGTTGACGAGCTCGACAAATTGCGCCGCACTTTGCCGCCGGCCAGGTGGAATGCGCAGTACCAGCAGCAGCCGACGAGCGAAGAAGCCGCGGTGATCAAGAGCGAATACTGGCGACCTTGGCTGCGCCGGCCCCCGAAGATGATCTTCACCGTCGGCTCCTGGGACACCAGCTTCGGGGAGTATGCGAAAGGCAATCCCAGCGCCTACACGTACTGGGGCGTTTTCGAACCGCGGAAAGAGGGCGGGATGCCCGGGGCTCCGCCCTACGGGATCATCCTGCTCGATGCTTTCGAGGCGCGGCTGCAATTTCCCGACCTGAAGCGCAAGGCGCTCGAGCTCTACCGGCAGCACCGGCCGGATTCGCTGTGCGTCGAAGCGCGAAGCGCCGGCTCGCCGCTGCTCCAGGAGCTCCAGCGGATGGGGATCCCGATCGCGAGGTATGCCCCTTCAAGCGGCCAGGACAAGGGCACGCGCCTGAACTCGGTCAGCGATCTCTACCGCTCGGGCATGGTCTGGTATCTCGAGTCCTGCCCCCTTGCGAGGCGCGTGATCCAGCAGCATGCCGATTGGCCCGAGGGTGACGCCGACGACCTGATGGACTCCTCCGTCCAGGCCCTGACCCGGATCCGGGATGGCGGCTGGATCCAACTCGACACCGACTTCGACGACGAGGAAGACGACGAAAACAGCCGCTGGCGACCGCCCCGCCCGAAGGAGGCATACTATTAATGGCATGTAAGACAGATAACATCTCTGGGATGGCCCGTAGTCGCACAGAAACTGGCCTAGAACGCGTCGGCGTGTCGGGGGTAGGTTCGGATGGGTCGATTTTCCCGACTTCACCACGGGCTTGCCAGGCCCCAAGAACTGGCACTCCAGGAGGGAATCAGCCATGAAGCCACTGAAGCGCCGGTCGCTTGCCGGCAGTCCTTGCGGCGAGGTCCTCGATCGCCTGTGGGACGAGATCGTTCTTGCCCGTTACCCGGATGCCGGGGGTTGGGAATACCCGGACGTGGTCTATCGGCTTGTCCATGCCTGCTTCGAGGCCAAAGACGTCGAGATTCGCTGTTGGCGAGGGGTGGCCGAAATGGCCCTGCGGAGAGACGCCAGCTTTGAGGATCCCGCTGTAAGTGCCGATAAAGACTTTGAAATCAAGTCGTTGCGGCGGCTGGTTCATAGCGTTATGGAGGAGAAGGCCGAGCTCCAGAAGCAGCTTGACCTGGCAAGGCCATGAATCCACTTGGGATGGTTCCGCCGCTGCCGGTCAACGGCGCTGCCTACGCGCCGCCCGAGCCGACGTTCCCGGGCGCGGGAGGCGTGGACGTAGGGGTAGACGTAGACGTCGAGCTCGAGGGCGATCCGTCGCTCGCCGGCCTGGCGGCGGAACCGGAGCTCCCGGCCCCGCCGCACGACGCGAACCTCGCCGACTACCTGGTCGAGGAGGACCAAAAGGCGCTCGTGAGCGATCTCCAGGAGCTCTTCGACGCCGATCTGAGCAGCCGTTCTGACTGGGAAAAAGCCTACACCGATGGCTTGGATCTGCTTGGAATCAAAACGGAAGACCGCGATTGGCCGTGGGACGGCGCCTGCGGGGTCGCGCACCCGATGATTCTCGAATCGGCGGTGCGTTTCCAGAGCAAGGCCTCGGTGCGTTTGTTTCCGGCGAAGGGGCCGGCGGACGTTCGGGTGTTCGGGCAGCAGGACGACGAGACGCTCGCGGCGGCGCGTCGGGTAGCTGACGATCTGAACTACACATGCACCGAAAAAATGTCCGAATATTTCCCGGATACTGAGCAATTGTTGTTTGCGCTTCCGATCGCCGGTTCTGCCTTCCGTAAAATTTATTACGACCCGATATTGCAGCGGACTTCGGCGTGTTTTATTAAGGCCGACGACTTCGTCATGCCTTCCGATTTCGCCAACCTCGAGACGTGTCCGAGGTATGCGCACCGGATGCACGCATCGGCCCCTGAAATCGCCCAGTTGCAGGCCATGGATTTCTACTCGCGGGAGGCTGAGATTACGCCCGAAAGTGTTGAGCTCACCAAAGCCTCCGAGAAAGAGGCGGAGCTCATCGGAATACGTCCTGCCAGCGATCACAACGAAATTCTCGATTTGATCGAGATGCACACGGCGCTCGATTTGCCAGGCTTTGAAGACCCCGCTGGGCCGCTCCCGTATGTGTTCACTTGGGAGTCGAAACAAGGGGTGCTTTTATCGATCCGCAGGAACTGGGATGAGGCCGATCCGAGGCGTCAAAAGCGGCTCCATTTTGTCCACTATCGCTACGTTCCCGGACTGTCGGCTTATGGCTACGGTTTGATCCATTTAATCGGTGGAATTGCCAAGAGCTCGACTTCTTTATTAAGGCAATTAATTGACGCTGGAACATTGTCAAATCTGCCCGGGGGATTAAAAGCGCGGACCCTCCGCATCAAGGGCGATTCGACCCCGATCGCGCCTGGGGAATGGCGCGACGTGGACGTTCCTGGGGCGAAGATATCGGATAGCTTACACCCGCTGCCGTACAAGGAGCCGAGCCAGGTTCTTTTGGCGCTCTATAGCTCGTTAGTCCAAGAAGGCAAAGAGTTTGCCTCGATCGCGGACCTCGATGTTTCCGCCGCGAGCGCGAATGCGCCGGTCGGGACGATCTTGGCGTTGCTCGAACGGGCCAGCGAAGTCATCACCGCGGTTCAAGCCAGACTGCACGCGGCCTTCAAGCAAGAGTTGCGGATGATTGCCGATTGCATCCGGCGCTACGATTCGGACCGCTACGACTACCCTCCCGCCGGCGTCCCGGCCGAACAGAAAAAGGCCGACTACGCTCGGCGCTGGGCGATCCGTCCGGTGTCGGATCCGTCGTCTTCGACCACCGCGCAACGGGTGATGCAGCTTCAGGCCGCGATGCAGTTCGCGCAGGCGGCGCCCCAGATTTACGATATTCCGGCGCTCCACCGCGCCATGCTTTCTACGCTCGGGATCGAGCCACCCGAGGACCTCGTGCCCGACAAAAAGGCCCAGCCCCTCGATCCGGTGGGCGAGAACATGGCGATCCTGAACTCGAAACCGGTTCAGGCCTTCGAGTTTCAGGATCACCAGTCGCACATCGCGGTGCACATGACGTTTGCGCAAGACGGCCAGATGCAGCAGATGCTCTCGCAGTCCCCGCTTGCAAACTCTGTGAATGCGGCGATGGCCGCGCATATCGCCGAGCATGTCGCGTTCGAGTATCGCAAGCAGATCGAAGAGCAGCTGGGTACTCCGCTGCCTCCGCTTGGCGAACCGCTGCCGCCCGAAATCGAGCAGCAGATCGCGCCGCTTGAAGCCGCCGCCGCGCAGAAGCTGTCGGCGAAACGCTCCGCCGAGCAGGCTCAGAAAAAGGCCGAGGAACAAGCACAGGATCCGGTGTTCCAACTCGAACAAAAACGGGTCGGGATCGAAGAGCAGCGGGTTCAGGTGCAGGCGAAGACCGCTGCTGCCGACGTTGCCGTGAAACAGTCGAGGGCCGAAACCGAACGCATGAAGGCGCTTGCGAATGTCCGGTCGTCGGACGAGCAGAACCGCACCGATGCGGCCAAGGTCGAAGCCGATGTTCTCTCGACCCAGGCGAAGCTCGAGCTCGAAAACGAAAGGCTCAAGGCCGAGGTGCTGAAGATGCGCGGCGACCTCGCCGTCGCGCAGGAGGAGCTCGACCTGAAGCGCCAGGAATTGAATCAGCGAGGCGGCAGTGGCAGCTACTAGGGACCGCGCCCACGTTCTCGATTACGGCGAAGAGTATCTGATCGAGCTCGAAGAGCTCATCGAGGCGAAGACCGCGCACATGCTTCAGGGCAGCTGTGCGGACTATGCCGACTACAAGGCGATGGCAGCGTCGGTCGTTGCGCTTCGCTTCGCGCAGGAGACGTTTCGCAGCCTGCGCATGAAGGAAATCGAGGAGGAGGTTGGATGAGCAGTGTAGTCACAGTGCCTGATATCAGGACACTGATTGCGCCCAGCGGCTTTAAGGTGCTGGTCGAAGTCGCAACCCGCGAACAAAAGCAGGAGAAGAAAACCGAAGCCGGCCTGTACGTGCCCGGGCAGACAGCATCGGATGAATCTCTGGCCACGATGACCGGCCAGGTGCTTGCCCTTGGTCCCGATGCTTATAGCGATCCCAAGCGATTCCCATCGGGGCCTTGGTGCAAAGAAGGCGACACTGTCGTGTTCCGCGCTTACGCCGGCATTAAGCTGCGGCTGCGCGGCCACGATTACCGGTTGATCAACGACGACACGATCGAGGCCATCACCGCGGTGCCCGATGAAATCAGGAGGGACTGATCATGGCGGACCAAGACCTCCCGCAGCTGCCCGAGCCGCAGGAACCGGTTGCTAAAGAACAGCCGCAGTCAGAGTACGACATCGAAATCGTCGATGATACGCCTGAACCTGATCGCAACAAGACGCCACCCTCGAAGCCCGTAGAGCAGATCGCCGGTTCTGAAGAGGCCGACGACGCATTTGCTCCCGATGCCAAGCAGCGCATCAAACAATTGCGCTACGTCTACCACGAGGAGAGGCGGAACAAAGAGCAGGCTAAGCGCGAAGCTGATGCCGCGGTCGATTATGCTCGCCGGCTGATCGACGAGAACAACCAGCTTAAGCAGCAGCTGAGCACTGGCGAACGTGTTCTCGTCGAACAAGCCAAGGCTCGCGCTGAAGCTCAGGTCACCAGCGCCAGGCAAAAGTATCTAGCGGCGCACGAGGCTGATGACGCGAACGCGATGGCTGCTGCTCAAGAAGAGATGGCACGCGCCGTCTCCGAGCATCAGCGATTCAGCAACTATGTGCCTAGCTCGCCGCCGCCGCAGCCGACCCCGCAGTACGCGCCGGCCCCCCAGCAGCAGGCCCCGGCTGCGGCGGAGATGGATGATCGAACCAAGGACTTCATTAAACGGAATCCTTGGTTCGGTGCTCCCGGCTATGAAGAG